ATCCTCAGAGGTCTTCGTAATATAGATGATGTTGTGTTTTACAATAGCGAGGATGAATACCTTGCAATGCTAGAGACTGGGGAGTATGCTATACGTTTCCTAGGTGATGATTATTCTGATGGAAGTTATAGTGGTGTTGGTTTGGGTATCCCAATTATTTGGTTACCTAGAGATCATGAGTACTCTAGTACTAGGTTGAAGACTTTAATTTTTAATTCTATTATGCCAAGGAAGGGTGAGAAGTATGACTAAGAGTTTGGTTACTGGTGGATCCGGATTCATTGGTTCTCATATCGTTGACTATCTTGTAGATAAAGGTCATGATGTTGTTGCGATTGATAATCGTAGTGCGAACAATGATAGGTTTTATGAAAATGATCAGGTAGTTTATACTCGTGGAGATATTACTGATTACAGTGCAATGAAGAAAGCAGTCAAAGGTGTTGATTATGTTTTTCATCTTGCTGCTGAGTCACGTTTGCAACCTGCTATCGAAAATCCAATTGAAGCAGTCACAAAGAATTGTGTTGGAACAACTGTGATGTTGCAGGCTGCTAGAGAAGAAGGAGTCAAACGATTTGTTTATTCTTCTACTTCTTCCGGATATGGTAATAATCCTCCTCCAAGTGTCGAGACTCAACCAGATGATTGTTTGAATCCATACTCTGCATCTAAGATTGCTGCAGAAAAGTTCTGCAAAATGTACTACGAACTTTATGGTTTGCCTACAGTGTCTCTGCGTTACTTCAATGTGTTTGGAGAACGTTCTCCTACTAGAGGTCAGTATGCCCCTGTCATAGGTATCTTCCAGCGGCAGAGAGATGCTGGTGAACCACTGACTATTGTTGGTGATGGATCACAGCAAAGAGATTTTGTGTATGTGGGTGACGTTGCCAGGGCAAACTATCTTGCAGCAATCATGCCGCTCAAAGGGTGTTATGGTGAAGTCTTCAATGTTGGAAGTGGTAAAAACTATTCTATTCAGCAGATTGCTGATTTGATTTCTAATGATCAGCAGTACTTACCAAAACGTGCAGGAGAAATGGATACTACTCTTGCAGTCATAGATAAAATTAGTTCAGTCATTGGGTGGAAACCTGAAGTTGACGTATTAGAATGGATTAAAAATGGATAAAAACAAGGCAGCATTTAAACTCAAGGGTATTCCTCCAATCTATTACCTGAATCTAGATGGCCAGGAAGATCGAAGAATTTATATGGAGAACCAATTTAAGTATTGGGAGATTGAAAACTATGAACGTATCTCTGCATATGATGGTAGAGGAGATAATGACCTAGCAGAGATTATTAAAGGTAGATATCCAGACAATATGTCTTCCGGTGAGATTGGATGCACAACATCACATCTAAAAGCATTGACTAAATTTTTGGAAACAGATGCTCCTTGCGCTCTTATTGTGGAAGATGATCTTGATCTGCAAGTTGTAAGGTGTTGGAACTTTACATGGAAGGATTTTTATTCGTTAATTCCATATGATTATGATGTGATTCAACTTGCAATTATTTGTACAGGGTCTTTACATGTTGCATTGCATAAACGATTTGTAAATGATTTCTCAACTGCTGCATACTTGATTAGTCGTCGTCATGCAGAAAAACTTGTGCATTTTCATGTTCGTGGTGATAAGTATAAAATTGATCAAGGAGTAAAGCCCAGAGCAGTTGCAGATGATTTGATCTATAACTCAGGAAATACTTTTTCGATTCCACTTTTCCTGTATCGCATTGCATTGGGGTCTTCTATTCATCCAGAACACATTGATTATTTCCATAAGTCGAGTCATGATGGTTTACTAAATTTTTGGCAGCAAAGTGGACCTGATATTGATATCAGGAGTTTGATGGACTATGATCCATATCTTGGTAGGATTACTGAAGTTCCTCAGCAAGATCAGTGAATCCTAACGACCTCCCTAAGGGGAGGTTTTTTTATGGTTAAATTTGGTTTAAACTATGCAATATACTAAGGTTTGACTTATCTTAAATCAATTTAACTTGATCTTAAATACAGATCTCAATGATTCTGTTATAATGATCAGGTCTTTGATAGACAACCACGTAGTTTACAAAACAAACAAATGAAAGCATTCGCAGTTGCCCTGCTCGGTTCATCAAGCACGGGTTGGTTACGGAACCAAACTGAGTAACGGTATCAAACCTTATGCAGAAATCGGTGCAGGTCTCTCTGCTCCTGATGGCACAGAAGTTTTTGATGGTGATTCTTTCACCGTTGCTGAAGTTGGTGCATCAATTCCCATTACTGAGTCTTTCTCTGCAAAGGCAAAGTTTGAGCATAAGTGGGGTCAAGATGATGCTCGTGATTGGAAGTTTGAAGTCGGCACCAAGTACAAGTTCTGATAGGAGATAAATGAAACTCAAAGCACTCGCAGCAGTCGTTGCTGCTACTCCCCTAATGGTTGCCTGTGGTTCTAATCAAACTGCAGAGGTTAAAGAACCATTCAAACTGAATGGTGCAGGTGCTACTTTCCCCGCTCCTCTCTACAATTCTTGGTTGGGAGCGTTCCATGAAGAGACTGGCAACAAAGTAAACTACCAAGCAGTTGGTAGTGGTGCTGGTGTCCGTCAGTTCACTGCTCAGACTGTTGACTTCGGTGCCAGCGATGGTGCTGTGTCAGATGCTAAGCAGAAACTACCGATGGTTCACATCCCCATGACTGGTGGTGCGATCGTCCCTGCTTATAATTATCCTGGTTGTGATGTCAAGATGACTCAGACACAACTTGCTGATGTCTTCCTTGGTAAGATCACTAACTGGTCTGAGTTTGGTTGTGCCGATAAGCAGATCGTTGCTGTGTGGCGCTCTGATGGTTCTGGCACCACCAAAGGTTTCACCAACTCTCTGTCTGCTTTCTCTCCTGAGTGGAAGAAGACTGTAGGAACTGGTAAAGCAGTCTCTTGGCCAGTTGGTATTGGTGGAAAAGGTAATAGTGGTGTTGCTGCTAGCATCAAGAACACACCTGGATCTATTGGTTACCTGAATTATGGTTACGTTGTTAACAGCGACTTCCAGCAAGTTGCACTCCAAAACAAGGCAGGTAATTATGTCACAGCAAATGCTGAAACATCTGCAGCAGGTCTATCACAGATCGTCCTGGACGATCAGCTTCGTGGTGCTGATGCTAACCCTGCTGGTGCCAATGCATACCCTATTGTCTCCCTTACTTGGATCCTAGCGTATCCAGAATCTAAGGAAGGCGTGAAGGAAACTCTCCGTTACATGCTGAGTGAAGAGTCACAGGCAAAGTCTGACTCACTTGGGTATGTACCGCTACCAGAAGACCTACGGCAGAAAGCACTTGCTGCCGTTGACACGATCAAATAAAAACAGTATAATGGGGAACTGAGTTCCCCTTTTTTTATGAAAAAGAAAGTACAAAAGATGTTAGAATGGTTCTATCAAGAATCTGATAGAGGGGAGCAGAATATTGCTGAGTGTAAAAACTTGTATGAACTTGTAGAAAAACTGCAATATCGCCTAGAAGATTTAGAGAATGAACACATGATGCTTCTGAAAGAGTTAGCAAAGATACAAAGTCACACCGAATCTCTTGACTAAATCGTTACAATACTATATAATTATGTAATAGTTCTTTACATAAGACAATGACCGTAACAACGAATGAGTTCGGGCAACAGAATATGTTCGCCAAAGAACCACAAATGTATGTCTCCAAGACAGATGCCGAGCGTTATGGGTATGAAACCTATGCAGAACGTGCGGAGAAGTTGAATGGACGTACTGCTATGCTTGGATTTGCTGCTGCTCTTATCTCTTATACTTTCAGTGGTAGCGTATTTTTCTTTGGCCTCTTCGGATTCTGATAACAATGCCTGATTTGATTGAACTCCTGACTTATTATGTAATCGTTGCTGTCGTCTTTATTGGCGCACCAGGGGTATTCTTCTTTATCGTGTTTATGCCAGCCCTTCAAAATACTAAGGGTCGTATGGTAGGATATAAAGACCATAAGACTTATGGTGATTCTACTATATACGAGGTAAAGAGAACTACTTGATATGCCTAATCCAGACGCACTTTGGCAAGATATTCAGAAACTTGATGACATGTACGAAGAGTTACTATGGCACCCAGATGATGAATTGCAATTTACTCACGATGGTGAGAAAATAATTATCACAAACAAAACATTGGAGGAAAAAAAATGAACGAAAAAGCAGAACGTATCAACGGTTGGGCAGCAATGATTGGTGTCGTTGCCGCCATGGGTTCATATGCCGCAACTGGACAATTGATTCCAGGTGTATGGTGAACGACGTGTTACTCATAGCAGCATCAATGGTAGGAGGGTTTATTTTTGCAGCCCTATTGACAAGTGATGATGTTGATGATGATGACGGTTCAGATGGTGGTTTGATGACACCAGTGTATGCACCAACACCAAGTTAGTGCTAGACTCTCTACATAAGGTAGAGGGTCTTTTTTTATGCCTAGAAATCAAGTAAGCATTGACGAACTAAAAGTTCGTGTCATGAAACTCAAGCATGAGGTTGACTGGGAACCAACTCCATACCAGGCAGAGAAGGATATGGCACAAAAATATCTTTCATATGTCTTGAATATTTTGGATGAATATCGCTACTAGGGGTTGACAGGTTCGGTAGATTCGGTTATACTAGTTTTTCGGACGTATAAATACTCATTCGTGACGTAAGTTACGAATTGTTACAGTCCTATCGTCTCACTATTTACGCGGATCTGTGCTATAATATGTCCAACGCAGACAAGTCGAGTCTGCTTTCATCTGCGGGTAAACACTCCGCAAGTAAACTAAGAGGTATTTTCCAATGTTCAAAACGACTATCGCTGCTGCAGCCGCTGCTGTTGCATTCGCTCCTGCCGCCGCCCTAGCCGGTCCTTACGTCAACGTCGAAGCCAATGCTGGCTGGACTGGAGACGACTACACCGGAGCCACTACCGACGTTCACGTTGGCTATGAAGGTTCTGTGGGCGCTGCTTCCTACTACGTTCAAGGTGGCCCTGCCATCGTTGCTGTAGATGGTGTTGACACCGAGACTCGTTTCTCCGGTAAAGCAGGTGTTGGCGTTCCTGTTTCTGACGCTCTCGGCGTCTATGGTGAAGTCTCCTTCCTGACCGCAGACGATGCCGATGATCTCGGCGTTGGCGGTAAGTTGGGCGTTAAGTACAACTTCTGATAATATGTCGTATGGGGGGCAGCGCCCCCCTTTTTTTCTATGATTCTGGAAACAATTTTAGCATTAACACCACTTGATTATGATCACCTTGCACGAGCAGTGCAGGTTGAAGCAGCGAGAGGTACAATGGATGAATACTGTGTAGCAGTTTCTATCCTCAACAGAGTTAGGTCTTCAAAATATCCAAACACTGTTGCTAACGTTGTATATTCACCCGGACAATATGAAGGTTTCCGATACTGGAGACCTGTCGCAAAACAATCTGTAGTCAATCGTCTAAAGAATACAGAAAAACTTCTTGAGGCGTATTCGATTATTGGAGATCGCACAGACTTTAAAGGTCAGAGAATGCTCAAATATAGGGTTGCATCAGAAGACCCGATGTGCGATAATAAGGGCAACTTCTATCATTACCACTGGCAGACATGATTAGTAAATTCAAGAAACTCTTCAGCAAAGTTATTCCAACACCTGTTGTGGAAGAAAAAGTTGAATGTGCAATTGATGAAACTGTAGTATCATGTGACACGCTTAGCGATGTCTTTTATAGTCCAGAGGCGCAGGGAACCTGGACTGGTATCCCTGCTCCAGTGTACCTTGAAGATGATGAATGGTTCGGTCCTGCTCCCACCAAGTCTGAAAAACAACTTGATTATATGGAGAAGGAGGTTGAAATTAAACGTCAGGAAAGAGAAGAAAATTTTTCTGTAGAATCTGACAACATACATGAATTGATGTATAATATGGCAACCAGTCAACAATCTACAACTCTTCATCTTGATCCTCCTTCTACACCTGGTGGATCTGAGAACTTTCAAGGTGGTGACAATGGTTATGGTTGGATGTCTGGTACTGGTATGGGACAATTTACATGAACACAGATTGGCGTTACAGTGAACAAAAACTTGCTCTCCGTGAACAAGCACTAAGAGTTCTTTTTACAAAGTATGGTAGTAACATGAAAGAATGTGTTCCAGAACATTCAGCACAGTCCATTTATGAATGTGCTCATGACTGGATATCTCAAGGAAATGTTACTACATCAGGTATTATTAATTATTACAAGGCCTATTATTCATGAAAAAAATCATCATGAGTTTGTTGGCAGCAGCAACTTTAACTGCTCCAGCACTTGCTGACTCTAAAATCACCAAGGGTTATCATACTATGGATGCAATGGGGTGTATGCTTTTACGAGAATGCACTGATGGAGTCAAACAAATTAACAATCTTTTGGACCTCTCTTCTGAGTATCCTAATACTGACGAGTTTACTTTTGTTGCTGACGAGTTCAACAGAATGCTCCTTGCTCTCGATAGGGTCGGAGTTAAGGTGTTTTTAGCACCATCAAAGTATTTTCCTAAGAGTCATCGTGGCGTCTATCATACTGTTAGTAATAACTTTTTCTTGAATGAAGATTATATGGGTCGTCCTGGTACTTTGATGCAAGTGATGCGTCATGAGGGATGGCACGCTGCACAGGATTGCATGGCAGGTAGCATTAAGAATAGTTTGGTTGCTATCATCAAACCTGAGGATGAAGTTCCTATGATCTGGCGTGTCATGGCAGAGAGAACCTACCCTGAACACGCTGTGCCTTGGGAAGCAGAAGCAGGTTGGGCAGGTCGCACTGAGAAAATGACAATGGAAGCACTTGAGTCTTGTGCCCGTGGCACTATGTGGACTGACTATGAACCCACACCAAAGACTCGTGAGTGGTTGGAAGAGAATGGTTATCTGAAAAAATCCTGAGGATAAATAGTGGGGCCTTGACTTCTATAAATGACAGAAGAAACAAAACCTCCTGTCGAGACAGAAGAGAAGGAAGATCATGAAGACAAAAGTGAAGTTCTTGGTAATCTGGTGAAAGTTGTAGTCCTTATATGGTCTGCCTCCCTTCTCACGTTTAGTTACGTCCGACTTCCTAACGGTCAGAAAATTCTAGACTTCGACCCCACTTTCATTGCCTCGGTCTTCTCTGGATCTTTGGCCGCATTCGGTCTGAGTCCTGCCAAAAACGGTGGTAGCACTCCAAGGAAAGCACCACCAATCGGTAAAAAAGAAGAATCTCAGCGGTAATGAATCATGCTTACACCATCTCATATGCCAAATAAAGATGATAAGGTGCCATCTACACCCAGCAATCCTTTCAAGTGGGTTGCTCTTGGTGTAGGTGGCATTGTTGCGTTTGCACACCTTGGCATTCTAGGACATATTATGAAAGCGAATCAGGATGCCATGATGCGAATGGCATCCCGTCCACAGTATCCAAGTATTAATTTACCAACTGGACAATACTCTTCTTACGATGTGAATGTAAATCAAGAAGGGTATCATGTTAGATACAATGCTAACGATCCAAAAGTTATGGT